GACGCCGGTGCAGGATACGTCAATCGTGGACTGGCCTGAAAAAGCACAGTTCGGCGATGTCGTGGAAGTTACTGTCGGCGTGGAAGTTGGCGTGGGACTTGGCGTCACGATTGGGGTCGCCGTTGGGGCCATAGTCGCGCCTGCGGTAGGCGTTGGAATTAAACCCGGTGTCGAGGCGAGAGTCGGAGTCGATATCCCATTGCTCACCGTTACGTTTTCAGTCGCACTCCCAGAGAAAGAGCCGTTTTGATAGCCATTGCACACAAGGTAATGAGTTCCATTTGTGGTTGTCGTTGTGTCCCAAGAATAGGGGCCGCTCCCGACCCACTTGTCGTCGATGTAAATCCCGAAGGTGCCCCCTGGATAGGTGCACTTGAACGACACCACGCCCGAGACTGTGCTGGCTGCTAAAGGATTTGTGATGCTTACGGCTGGCGTTGGAGTTCCCTGGGTGTGCGCGAGAACAGCGACGGCACACTGACCCAGGCTTACAAACAATCCGACCAATAGAAACCTTAGGAACTGTTTCATCGCGCTCTCCGTGCGCACATCCACAAGCGCCAGGTAACCCAGTGCATGCTGACACCCACTTCGATCAACGCCATGACTTAGCGGTATTCACCGTCGCATGCTCGTCGAATCAGGTGTCGGTAGCTACTTTGGCAGGGCTTTCCATCTGATCGTGGCGTTCGCAACTATTCGGAAGCTAATGCTTGAACGCATCCGCATCGTCGACCGCTATCTGATGCTGCCGGATCGCTCGCTCATCGCTTCGTCGGCCGCGCGGTTGTAGTCGATAACCGCAGACATCCAAAACTCGATCTCTTCGAATTCCATAGCTGCTAATTCTCCGACGCCGAAACCAAACCAGACGAGTCCTGCTAAACCGCCGGCGCTGGGGAGTCCGGCGCCGGCTCGGGAAAATTTGCTCCCGTTACCTCGGCTTGCAGCATCAACACGTCGCCAAGGTCCATTTCAACCACGTCCTCATATACGATCGGAGTGCCGTTGATCTGGGCCAGCTCGGCGATCAGCGCGAAGACCACGGCAGTCGGGTCGGGATTGCCTGCAACGGCACGTTGCGCGCGCATCAGGTCGCGTCCCTTGCCTTTGCGGATAATGGCGGTCTTGCCGGAGGGCAACGCGATGCTGCGCGATCCGCGGGTCGTTGCGGACTGCTCGGGCGGTTGTGTTTCAGCCATGAGAATCTCCGGCGAATTGCGATTGATCGTTCACGAATTCCGCTAGGAAGCGGCCCTGAAAACAGGAGAGCAGTGGAGTTAACTAGCCGCCCAGGTTGGTGCGGAAATTAGCGAGCTGGTCGACGCCATTGACTACGTAGATATTCGCCATTACGTCGAACAGGAAAATCTGGGCGCCCCCGATATACAGTTCGGAGTGATACACTGAGATTAGTGACGTGGTATCCACTCCCTCGTGCAGCTTGAAGTTCATCGCGCCGGCGTCTTTGAATATCCCGGTCATCAGGTAGACAAGCGGCTGCTCCTGGGTGCGTCCCTGGCTGGTGTAGGTTTCGAGATTGCTGCGCACCTGGAAGTAGTGAGCAACAAAGGGGCTGTTCAGGACCGTTTCGGCCTCCGGATAAATCGAGGCCCACTTGATCTTGGCTTCCAGCTTATCGACGCCGGCCCAGAACTCCGCAGAGCCGGCCATCCCAAGCCCTTTATGGTCGACCATCTTGTGCTTGGGTTTGGCTACCTCGATCTCCTCCGCGCGGCCCAGAAGACCGATGCCGTCGATATAGACGTTGGCATTGGTGACTCGATTGACGGCAAGGTTTGACATAGCGATGAGCCTCGTCGGGCCCGGACGCGCGCGGCGCCCGCGACCCCGATTAGTTTCGTCTTAGGCGTTGAGCGTGACCGCGGTCAGCGCGCTGGTGTTGCCGAGACCACTCAGGAGTGTGGAATCGATGTAGACGTTGAAGGTCAGGCGCTCGGCTGGCGGGGGCGGCATTACGTCAATATCGAAGACCAGTTGTCCGGCGGCGATCTGGTTGGTGGGATTTTCAGCGGGATTGTAACTGGCAACGCCGGCCACCAGTGCGCCACGCCCGATGAGGCTGCGGATGAAGGCGTTGACACTGGCCAGGATCGCCGAGATGAGCGCGTTGCTGATCGGCTGATCGATGAACTGGAGCATCGCGAGTTCCACCGATTCCTCGATCACGTCCATCGTGCGGCGTACGCTGATGAAGTTGTTAGGCGTGGTCACCGTCGGATAGGCGGCGGAGCGGTTGCCCCATACCCGCAGGCCAGTGCCAAAAGCGTTGAACACGGTCACGATACCTTGCGCGTTCAGATTGTTTACGTCGCTCGCCGAATCCAGCACGGAGGCATAGAGCGTAACGTCGGGACCGAGCGGGCCTACCATCTGGGTATTGGAGGGCGACCACCAATAGCCTTGCTGCAGGTCTTTGGCGGCGATCGTTCCAGCCACCCACTGCGAATACGGTCCAACCGCAGTGAGGTTGGCCGCGTTCTGCACGGGGGTGCCCGCCGAATTAAGCGTAACACCGGTCGGGACCAGGCCCAGGTCGTAGAATTGCTCTTGCGGATAGCAGAGGAGAGCCCGGTCCGAGCTGGTGTCGAACACGTTGCCGGCGACGCCGCGATTGGCAATCGCGGTGGCTGGGGAGATCGACGGTGGTGAGTCGATCAGCGCCACGGCGCGGACGGTCAGCGCCGTCGCAATCAGCGCGCTGGCGGTCGCGGCATCCTGCGAGTGCCCCGGCGCGATCAGGATCTTCGGGAAGAAGCCCATCGTGCCATAGGTCGTGCGCAGCGCCTGGATCCCTGTGTACATCGTGCCGGTGACCGAGCCTACGATGTCGCTATCCTCCACTTTGGTGGGGTCGGCGTAGCTGAAGGAGACGCTCAGCGCTTCGCCGCTGGTAATGGCGCCTCCGGCCTTCTGCGCGACGATTCCGTTTATAGGATCGAGCGTATAGTCAGTCCCGTTGATATAGGTAATCGAGCCGGCCGCGTTCTTGACTACTACGTTCCAGACGCCCATGTGCCCCAGATTGAGCAACTGCGGTCCGGTTCCCGGCATCGCCATCGCCTGCGCCGTGATCGCGGTGTAGTGGAGGTAGGGATTGAAGACGTTGACCACGATTACCTGGCCCGCGCCCTGAGCTTGGATGGCCGAGAGCGCATAGGGAATCGTGTAGCCCTGGATCAGCGGCCCGAAGGCGGCAGCCGAGCCGGCGATATTCGGATTTGCCGTGAAATTGACTAGCGTAGGCGCCTGCAACAGGGTCCCGGTAATAGTGGTGACGAGCTTCCAGACCGCGGTGTCGTCGGCGGTGGTGGCGTTGAGGATGGTCGCCCAGGTCGGCGCGGAGGCTCCGGTAGTGCCCGCGGTGGAGCACTGCTGGATATTACCGTTAGGGTCGACCACTTGCTGACCGAGCACCACAACTTGATTGGGTTGCCATATCGCCGGCGCCCCAACCGCCGCCCACAGCGGTGCGGAGCCGACCAGGCCAATCACCGCCGACTTGACGACCGTGATGGGGACTGGGCCGGTGGAGGTTCGATCGTTTCAATTCCATGTAGAAAGCTGGCTGGCATCTTCTTTCACCTTCTTTTAATGCCTGCGGGAGTTTAGGCTCCGCGATGTCTAGTTGGTCGGAGCCGTCGGAAACGAGGAGCCTCCGGCGATTGCGGTCACGGTCTCGGAGTAAGTATAGGCGACGTTTACTGTCGTTCCGGATGCGATCGCGCCGCTCGCGATTTGCGTGACAATTCCGTTGACCGCGTCTAACGTGTAATCGGTGCCGGCTAGATAGGGATTGCCGCCGCCAACCGGAGTGACTATGAGGTTGGCGACATTACCCACTGGTAACTGGATTAGATTCTGATCGTTGAAGGTGTACGCGGCCGGCACACCGGCCGTGACAGTCTGTCCGCCTTCTTCCAGCGCGATGCCTTTGATGAACAGCGGGAAGTTGTCCTGCGGCGACGCTTCCAGCGCCATCGTCTCCAGCGCGTAGAGCGCCGACCAGGTCCACACGCCGCCCTGCGGGTCGCGCCCCAGGAACTGTTCCCGCAAGGGGAACATCTTGCGGCATCCGGGCAGCCGAAAGCCGGTTAGCGCGGCGCGGATGGCTTCGAGCAGCGCGTAGGCGCCGGGGTCGGGTCCCGACGGATCGCCGCCGAAACTCCATCCCAGGTCGCGCACCAACAGAGTTACTTCGAATTCGAGCCGGCGCGTCTGTACGATCGCCGCAGTGTCGATCAGCGGTCCGTAGGTAGCGCCGCGCCAGGCCACCAGGGCTGCCCCAATCCGATGAGTAAGGCGGTAAGCCGCCGGCTTGTCGGGAAATTGCACGATCTCGACCGCGCTTACCTGCGCGCTGAGTTGCGCCGCGATCGCCGACTCGATGCTTGCGAGGTCGAGCGGCGTGGGCGGCGTGAAAATCTGCCCCGCCCAGGCGCTATCCAGCGTCACGCCCATGGTCAGAATCCCTTCAGGTTGCCGCGGCTAAAAATGCGCCGTGGCAGCGCGCCCG